TCATAATTTCTTCTCTGTTTTCTCCAGCTCTTCAAGGAGGGCATCGGCGAAGTCGATAGCCTGACGAGCAATCAGTGTTTCAGCTGGTATGTTTGCGTACTCGCCTTTTGCCTGCCAGTCAGTAGAGACAAGCACAGGAAACGCAGCTGCCATCATCTGCCCGGCATACACCCGCCGCCAGTACTCCCGGTCAACTGTTAAGTTTTCCTTAATAGTCGGATCAGCCTTTTCGAACTTATCCTCGATATGGTTCCCGTACTCTCCCCGCGCCAGCTTCTCGGCGTAGTCGTCGTCGCGCATCATCAGGTCTTCAGCGCTAATAACTCCATCAAATTGAAGCCCATTAGGAGAAAATGATCGCATGTGCTCTATCCCTGATTCTGTTTTATATAGTGCTATAATTGGGTATTTAAGATCAACACGATCAAAGCATATAATACGAGCTTCCATTCCGTCTCTCGTGCACACTGGAGCGCCTGCTTTGGCGGCCGATAAGTCAAATTCTCTCATAGCTATCTCATTTTATAATTTTCACACTCTCGTCAGCCCCAATGACCCCCCGACGGCGCAACCGTTTGATAAAGTTCTTCATGTTCAACGCCTGTTCGTAGTAACAGTTTTTTTCGACTTTCACATTCGATTTGATATGCCGTACAACCGTATCTGTGTCTGGATCGTATTGGCGTGTTATATCAGCTCGCATTTCCACTTTAGAGGCTTCCCGAGTAGTCGTGTTAAACTTGTAGAGGGTGTGGCCGGGAATCTTCGTCAGCCGACCGATCAGTTTATATTCGTTCTGTTTCTTCTCGACGGCTTCGATCTGCGCCTTGCAAATCTTCTCGTTCGTGATACCGTCGTGTGGGGTTAGAATATCCATAGTTATTTCAGTTTTTCGAGATTTTGCGAGAATCTCGCTATTTTTTTTTCAAAACGGAGCGTCGCAATCTTTGCACGCCCCTCTGTATTTGAATAATACATAGAAGTGTCCGAATAGCCATACCTCCAAATATCTATGGCCTGCGGTGTGCTCGTGACACCAGCATTTCCCCATGCGTATCTTAAATATATTCATACTCATTGCTATTTTACTAATTCGAAAAGTGTTTTATCCTTTGCTATCGTCCCGATTTTCACCCGTTCCGCCTCTTCTTTAGTGTCGAACTTTAATATCATTCCTTCGCGTATTGGGCACCCATTATCCCGCCATAGTACATAAACCATAAGACACCACTTGTCGTCCCAAAACGTGGGCGTCCCATATATCTCAGCCACGTAAGCATATATTTTACGGGTGACTATTTGACAGATCAAATCGCTCATTTCACCAATTCAAATTCGTAAGCCACCACCCACGGGTTCCGATCCCACGTTCCACGGCCGGACACCTTGTCGATTAGTGCGGCGAAGGCTCGCCTGGGTGATTTATAATCACAGATCAAAAATTGTTTTGTGTCTATAAAATAGTATGGGTATTCTAATGCTTGCGAACCTACACGCACTCCTTCCTTTACGCAATCCTCGTCCGAAATATCCTGCAACCGCTCGCAACGGATTCCCGTGATGCGGATTTGGTGAGGCATCAGGTCAGCACGGACGAACATTTTGTTAGTACTTCCGGGCACAAACGCCAAATCCGTAAATTCCTGCACCACATCGTTGTAGCATTGCGACACGGCCACGACTTCGCCGAGCTTATAGCGGGTATACTTCGAGTGCCTGACATCAATAAAATCCCCGTATTCGTTTTCATAAACCAAGGTGTTGCCTCTCGTGTCCCACGTAAGTCCGAAGAACTCATCAGGAATCAACCGTCGCGTCATGGTCTTTCGCCCCTCGATGACCGCATTCGTCAGTCCGTAGCGGTCGTTAAACATTATCTTCTGCATGGTTATTCAGTTTTAAGTAATTCCGGATTGTCGTGAATATTGCCGATGAGCTTTGCATCATGCTTCCGAAGTGACCAGTGCAACCCCCAAAGACGGCCCCCGTTAAAGGGTATGATATAATACGAACCATCTTCATAAAGAACCCTACCAACTATCTCTGCATTGAAGTCGGTTTCGGGAATACACATTATGTCGTCCTTCCAAATATCCTTGCCGTTCATGTCTTGCAGCCCCGTGTACTGGCCGACGGTGTTAGGATCTACTTCTACCGCAGCGACGACGATACGGCCGTCATCGTTATCTTCAATCGTGGTCTCACTCGTTGCGTGGTAAATGAAGAACCTCCCTTGATTTTCAATCAAATCTCCATACTCCCACTTCCTATTGTCGAGGCGCTTGCCTCTGAATTTACCATCTCGCATAACTATTCTTGTTTGAGGTTGTTAATTCTGTCGATCTCGACCTTCAAATTCATCTCTGCACTACGCACATCCCGTTGCAATTCCTCCAGCCGAGCTATTTGCTCCTCGTCCATCCGCGGGCATCCCCGCAGCCAGCTGTCGTAATTCGGGGTGTTCAGTTTGCCGTCACAAATCCCTCCGACACGCATACAGTAGTCGTAGTACTTGATGTATTCCTCCTTCGGAGCGTCTCGGTCGATGTCCGTCAGCATATCGGCCATGCTCACGAATAGATCGCCGACCTCTGCAATTCCTCCGGGGTCGTTACCTGTCCACGCAGCCGGCTCATAATCGTAGCCGTGCTTCTCGCAAAAAGCAGCCAGATAGGCGTTGCAGGCCGCATTGTAATTCAGTCTCAGTTCCTCGCGTGACATTCCATTTGCCGTGAATATCTTGCTTTCCCTTTCTGCGATCATCTCAATTCCTGTTTTCATTTTTTCTTTCTCGTGTTGAATTTTACCATCAATTTGTTCGCGTTTCGCACATGCTTGCGCATGTATTTAGCGAAATCTTCGTCTGCCGATTCAACCCCTCCCTCTGCCATTGCAATTACCTCGGCAAGGGCTTGAAATTCGTCATACGTCATAAACACATAGCCGCCTTTAGGTTTTGTGTGGTTCATCTTCTCTTCCACAGTAGTTTGGTTTTAATGACTTAATCATTTTCGTCGTTATCGTCATCGGGATAGCTCACATCCTCATAGTCCACGCAGAAGTCAATGATGTCCCGTCCCTCGTCAAACATTCCTTCGTCCCGGCACTGCTCGTATTTCCGGCAGTTATAGCAATAACAGTCGTTTATCGGTCTGTTGGTTTTCATCACTCATACGGGTTTGTGGGTAAATCGTGAACGCTTACGGCCAGCCCGGCGTCCGCCGCCGTTGATCCACATGTCATCAAATGCCTCCACTGCTTTCCGTCGCATCCGCTCCTCGGCTTCCTGCTCGGCAAGCTTGGCTGTGTGGGTCATTGCCAATCTCAACCGCCTTTCAACGTGGTCAGGCATATCAACTGTAAGGTTGTTTATGCACCCGTCGATAAATTCCCTTGCTTTTTCGCTTTTCATGGTTAGGATGTTTTAGTGTAACGCCCACGTCTTGTGCATTGCAGCGATCAGGTCTATATACCCTTTGTATTCCTCCATCTGCTCGGGACTATAGCCTTCGGCCTCGCCAATTTTTCGGAAATGCTTCTGCCACTCGGAAATGGTGTAGCGTTTGCAGCCTATTTGAATAACATCCTCACCCCAATAGGATACTGTATGACGAGATGCGCTGATAAATAGCGATTTCGGAACATCGCACCCGTCGCCCAGTTTGCACCCGTAGCCCAGTTCGCACCTGTCGCCCAGTTTGCACCCGTAGCCCAGTTCGCACCTGTCGCCCAGTTTGCACCCGTAGCCCAGTTCGCACCCGTCGCCCAGTTTGCACCCGTCGCCCAGTTTGCACCCGTCGCCCAGTTTGCACCCGTAGCCCAGTTTGCACCCGTAGCCCAGTTTGCACCCGTAGCCCAGTTTGATATTGCGCGCCTCAAATTCGGAGGATAATTCAGAAAGTTCATTGTACTGAAAGGGTGTCCAGCCTTTGTCTGAAACCCAGAGATAAAGTGTTTTCATGGTTAGTTATCTTTGTGCTTAAATTTTAAAACAGTTTATGGATTAAAATACAACCACCATTGACGGGAACGGAGCACTATTTTTTTGGTCCCCGAATTTTAGCCTCCCCTTTATAAATCTAATTTCCCGTGCTTTGTGGTAAATAAATTCGTGAAAATATCGAGTATCTGTACGCGCCGGAATCAACATTACAACTATTGTGTTGATTTTTTGTGCCTCCATGAAGCATTTACGAACCCATGCGTATATATCCCGACCGTATGGCGGATTGCAAAAAACAGTATTCCCGCCCCAATCTTTTCGGAGCCCGTCCTGCTCTTTGGTGTAGAATTTAACACACTTAGCATTATGCGGGGTGGCGCAAGGATCAAGTGTAAAATGAAATTCACTATTGAGTTTATCATAGAAATCCTGTGGTGTGGCCCACAAATCGGTCTTAGATGAAAACATCGTTTCTGTATTCATAAATTAGTTTTTTTTGTGTTTGACTTTCCAATTCGGTATGCAGGAAATCCAGCCCCAGAACGGTATGCGCCGCTTCAAGTAGTCCGGATCATCCTCATGGTTGTATGCCTCGGTCTCAAAGCAGGTGTAGTAGTATGCGCCCGGATAAGGCGGAATAATCACTTCGATCAGCCACGAAATGCCGTAGCAAATCCATCCGGCGAAGAGAATGCCGACCGCCGTAAGCACCCAGCCCCACCACGCGAACGAGTAGCTGATGGCGACGGGCAGGAGGATTGCCGCGGACAGCACGGCCAGTTCGATCTGCTGGGCGCAGTGGATTCCTTCATGGCGGCGCGTAGTCTCGTCCATGCTCCACGCCATCGGCTTCCGGGTAAAAGACCACAAAAGCCATGTTACCCAGTTAAACCCCTTGAACGGGATCAACTTGTTGTGAACTTCGATAGGTAGTTTCATCACAGGTTCAATTCATAGCCGTTAGACACTATCCACTCAATACGGTTGCACAGAAGTTCTATCAGGTTATCGCCCATTTCATCCCCAATATTATCGGCTTCTAATTGGGTAAGTACGGGGGTGTAACAGAATCTCCATCCACCGCCAACCACTGCTTTCAGTGTCAGTTCGTAAGTGTTGTGGGCGTCCTGAATCACATTCGGAAGCACCTTTTCCAGCAGGTCGGCGACCGTGAAGGCGGGAATAAAGGATTCAGGAAATTCTTGATAGGCCAAAATCTTATCCAGCTTACAACCCTGCCAAATATTAAGCTCGTAGTTTATTTCGTCTACCGCACTACTAACCCATTCCCACACCATGCTCGCCTTATCCGCGGGCACTTCCAACTCGATCAGCCGCTTCGACTGCTCGATGCTCGTTACTTGGTCTGTCATAATTTTTGCTGTTTTATAATAAACTCCATGGGATTAGGCATGCAATCTGTATCATAAGATCGGCATTCTGTTATTGATTTACCTTGGTAGTTACAGCGTTGAGCCTTTGCACGACGAGAAGCAATACTTTGTTTTACGGCTACGCTGTCGTATCCTAAGTTCCATCCCCTACGACGTAACTCTAAATTTTCTATGCTCACATTTCGCAGATTGCCGTCGAGATGATGCACAACATAACCATCGGGTATTGCCCCGAAAGTAATCTCCCAGATATGGCGAGCCACATTACGTAGCTTTCCGTCTATTCTTTTAATCAGAACACCTTTAGCCAAATATCCTTGGGTATTTTTACGTCGATGCACACGCGCTGCTGTGCATTTAGACAAAGCCGCCATGCTCATCCAGTCCCGCTGGCGACGTCCTTTATTATGAGGCACATGACCTGATTTATATTTACCTTTATTGGGCATAGCAGCTATTTTATGAAGATGCAATTTAGACTTGTTCAATCCCAAACGAGATGCTTTGTTAGCAATGGAATTCACAGAACGACCGAGCAGAATAGATATATTGGAATTCTGCATGTCAGAATAAAGTTCCTTGAGCATCGCCTCCTCTTGTGGAGAGTATTTTATATTCGTTTTTTTCATCTTTCAATCGAATTATTTGTGAAAAACAAAGGGGATTATTTAATATGTTTGCTACTAAGTATATGGACGAGCACTCTTCTGTTAAAGTATCTTCATGAAATACAACACCTTGAATACCACGAACGCTGAGATTGAATAATAAAAAAGGAATGCTGCGACTTGATTTTTCAGAACAAATGTAAATGTGATCAATAGGACTGTAATTAAATAGCGAATAATTGTTACGCGATCTCCACCAATGACGTATCAACAGAGACCCGGTGCCGGCAGAGGGCTCATAGGTGATTTTGGCTGAATCTGACGAAGATATACGCAACAGGACATCCGAAATAGATTTTGGCGTAAAGTCCTGTTTCAAATCCTTGCGTTGTGCGTACAAGCTCTGATAAAAATCATAAAACCAATCATAGCTTAAATCATTCGCATACATATCACATATAGCCCGGTAAATAGGATCCCGGTCGGAATCGCCGTAAAAAAGAACTTCATTTAGGCGATATGGAATAGAATCTACGGTTTCGGCTCCCAATATGTCACATAGCTGTTTCATCAATTCAAATACTTTTTATGGCTTGATTTCACATTTTCAACATCCGTAATAGCATACAACGTCGTTGTTTCAATGTTCGAATGACCTAATAATTTTTGTACTTGATCTATCGGCATTCCGCGACTCAAAGCCATGGATGCGGTAGTCCGCCTGAAACGATGCGGATGTACGTCTGAGACACCGGCCCGCTTCCCTATATCATGCAGAACCTGCCGAACATAAGATGTGGATATATGATTCGATGACCGAGATGCAGGAAAAAGGTAACAATCTACGTGACCATGTGACATATGTGCCAGAACGGCCCGTTTCGCTTTGGCATTTAAATACACATAGCGTTCTTTACCGCCCTTCCCCAAAACCTTCATTTGCATATTCTGAAAATCTATATCCCTAATGCGTATTTGAACCAACTCCGAACAGCGAACCCCTGTTGAATAAAGAAGTTCTACCAGAGCATGTTCAAAATTATTTCTGACAGAACCCCGGATAGCTTCCATATCGTCATCCGTAAAGGGTTCCTTTACTCGTTTATCAACTCGAATAGATTTTATTTTAAGCATCGGATTGACCTGAACATATCCCTCTGATGATGCCCATGAAAAAAAAGACGATAATACACGTCGTTCATTATTCAGTGTCACTTTACTGACTTTGCCCAAAACACTACGCATGGCCAAATACCACCGCACAACATCCGAACTGATGCATTTAAGTGATTGATTCGGAAACTGGGTGGTCGTCGAGGCGAAAAACTGCTTTAAAATTTGATGGTAATACGCTATTGAACGAGGACTGAATCCTTCGACCGACTTGGCAACTAAAAAATTCTGAACGACAAATTGTGCTTCGGAAATACATTCCGGTTGATACGAAACTATAGAGGTTGAATGTTTTTCAATACGATAATCTGAGCAAACAAGTAAGAGGGATTCAACAATACGGCATACTTGATCCGTGGTAAAAAATCCCAAAAGCTCATGTTTTATCCGAGAAATATACTCTTCTTGACAACTCATTATTTGATTGTTATCCATCTTTTATTCGTTAAAGGTTAACTGAGGGGACTGAGGCTTCTTCGACTGCTCGATGCTCGTTACTTGGTCTTTCATCTTCTATAGTTTTTTAATTCAATACTTTTTCGCATGGTTCTCGTATTCATTTATCGTTTCAAAAATCTGTAATGCTACCTGCGGAACTATGGCGTTTCCGTAGGCTTTAATCGATTCCCGCACCCAGCGAGGAAAGGTAATACCGTCCAGTCCATCGGGAAAGACATCATCTCGGCAACATAAAGGGGATTGAGACGGGAACGATTCAAACGTTGTTCGTGCGAAAGTTTTACGATCTCTTTGACAAGCCCGCTTTTCCGTCTCGCTTGCGACTCCGGCAGCGAGCTGTTCGTTGCGTCGTTTACCGTAGGAGTCGGTAACAACCCTGTCGGCATCGGCACAGTCCGTCCTTTCACGCATTGCTTCAAACCCTGCGTCTGCACAGTAGGCAACAAACCAGCGTCTGTCCCTTCGGTGGGGAGCACCGACACCGCAAGCCGGTATAATGTACGGTTGAACCGCATATCCTGCCGCCTCCAAGTCAGAGCACACCTCGTCGAAGACCATTCCTTCCGACCAATTAACAATTCCGAAAACATTCTCGCCCACGACCCATCGAGGTCGAACAGTCCGAATAACCCGCAACATTTCCGGCCACAGGTAACGCTCGTCCTCCGTGCCTTTGCGCTTGCCTGCGAGCGAGAACGGCTGGCAGGGGAAACCGCCTGTAAGGACGTCAATTCGTCCTCGCCAAATAGTAAAGTCTGTCGTGCGTATGTCTGCATACTGTTCTGCATTAGGGAAATGATATTTTAAAATCCGGCGGCAGAAAGGATCGATTTCGCAGTTGAAAGAGTTTGTCCAACCGGCCCACTCTGCCGCAAGGTCGAAACCGCCGATGCCCGAAAAAAGTGAAGCGTGCGTCATGGTCATTCGCATAATCCGTAAAAGCTCATGCAACTGGTCGCTGTATCGTCGTCGAATAGGCTGCCCGTCGCATTCTGCCATTGGACGTAGCGCACGACATCATGAATCGTCGGATATTTCTCTCCGCTGGTGATTGCGTGGGACGGTATTTTGTCCGGGCCGAAAAACGACGAATGCAACTCCGTTTCAAGTGCGGCGATCTGTTCGATGCGCTCCGGGTTCTGGCGCGATATGTTGAGAATATCCCGCTGATTCGCCATCACACACGGCCAGCAGCCGACACGCTTGTAGCCCATGCGGTAGAGCGGGTTTGGCTCCAAACCTGCGTCGAGGATGTAATCGATCACCTGCTGCGCCGACCAGTCGAACACGGGCCGCAGAAGATCATCAGCGAATTTCTCTCGAAATGCCCGTACCTCCTTACCCCGATAGGTGTGCGTCTTCGGTTTACCCGCTTTATCGTAGCCGTAAGGCTCAAAATAGTACTTGAAGTACGTGCATTGCGCCTGCATCTTGGCTCGGCTGGCCGATTCTGCCGCCCGGATGCCCTGAATCATCAGCATATTGTCCTGAATCTTGTCCAGTACGTAGTCGATGCAGGGCTTTGTCTTCAATTCCTGCGTGCAGAACCGCGCCCGCGTCGAAGGCCAACGCTTTTTGTGCCGGGCAAGATCGACCATACCGTCGTACTTCTTAGACTTGAGCGTCACCAAATCCAAGTGGAGTTTATCCGCGATCCGGTTGATGTATTCGTAGGTCAGCGGATGTTCCCAGCCCGTATCGCAAAATACGGTCGTGAAATTCTTGGTGATATGCTCGCGTGTCCACAATAGCGATGCAAGGCTGTCCTTGCCTCCCGAAAAGGTTACTATGACTTTCATTCTTATCGTTCGTTTAAGGTTAACTGAGGGGACTGGGGACGCGGGGCGTCATTAGTCGAGGGCGTTAAAGTTCGGAGGTGGGAAATTTGAGCTCCTCTATCTCCAAAATGTTTTCTGCGCCATAGCCACTGCCCATTCACCGCCTCCCGCACGAAGTGATCCTCGATCTGTCCACTCAGTCGGTAAACTTGGGCCATAGCTTCGTCATAGGTGTAATATTTCACTCCGGAATGCTCCGTGAGGGTTCTGTCCAGTTTAGCGTAAGTCACGAACGTGGCGTAAGCGTTCTTGTTGGTCGTGTAAGCCCCTTTGCTGTGCATCGTGACGATCAACCTCTGAATATCTTCGACCGAATATTTGCGTAGCATCCACACGGCATTCGCTTCCGTAATAGGCTCCGGCATTGAGGCGATAGTCGGAACATTCTCGTGTATCCACCGCACTAACTCTGCGGCGTTTCCCCCTACAACCCCCTTTTTTGTATCTACCAGTGTGTGTGTATATTCTTCTATTCTTTCTTTCTTATATTCTTTAGTTGTGGTTATTTGTTGGTTATCTGTTGGTTGTTCGCTGGTTATTTGTTGGTTATCTGTTGGTTGTTCACCATCATCGCAACCATCTTGTTTTTGTTGGTAGTAATCATAATTACAAATAGTTACAATGGTATACTTACTCGTTGTACACTTGGTTAAGAACCCAGCCTTCTGTAACTTGTCCAATGTAGTACGCACTTGCATCTGCGATAATCCGGTCTCTTCGGCCAACTGCCCTCTACTCGTAACCAGTTGCCCGCGATCGATTACTGTCCCCTGCCATTTCTTCGGCTGGTAATTTGCCTTCAAAATAAAATGCAATGCCAGCCGTACGCAGTTCGTATCCGGATACCATTCCCAATCGAGGAAGCTGCGGTACATCTTAATCCAACTGTTATTTGAAGTGTTACACATTGCGAATTAATCGTTTGTAATAATTGATCTTATCGGACATCTCCGACCTCGACATTTTGAATACGCTGTGCTTACTGCGTTCAAGTTCTTCAACGACTGCAAGTCCGTATTTTCGGATCAGTACTTGGCGGTAAACTCCAATGCGACCAGCAGAATGCCTGTTGCAAACCCTGCTTGTGGCCGGCGTAACCGTGCTTACCCTTTACGGCAAGGAGATAACCAACTGGGTAGCGTCGCTGTTCAAAGGTAAAACGACAATAGACGCCTCCGCCTCCGCACTCGAACGCTTTAATTCCGCTATGGCTCAAGGTTCGGTGTCGGCTCAATCTGAATTAACCAAATTGAACCTGCTGTATAGGGCTGCGACAGACCTTTCCAGGCCCTATGAAGAAAGAGCCGAAGCGGTCAAAAAACTGCAAGACATATACCCCGCTTACTTCGGCAATATGGCTGCGGAACAGGTTATGGTCGGGAATGCTGTCGGTGCTTATGAAAACCTGCGCGACGCAATTATCGAGGTCGCAGAGGCGAAAGCCGCCCAAGAACTTATTACAGAGGACGCAAAGAGTTTAAAACTTATTGAAAAAACAGGGGATGCCTATACCAACTATTCTCTTGCTTTAAAAGAATACAGAGTAGCATATGCTGCAGCACAAGAAGCCAGCAAAGGGAAGGGCCCAATAACATTTTCTCTCACCTCTGAATCTGCAAGTTTTGAAAGGGCGAAAGCAAATTTAAGGAGGTTTAGGGATGATTTTATTAACGAATTATCAAATCTCAGTAAAGATGGTGATGACCTTTGGAAGCGTATAAACGAAGGCTATGAAGGTGATGTCGATGCATTTATTGCAGCGATAAATGCCGGCATCGAAAAATTGACCCCCGCAGCAGAAAAGCTGTACACCGCCTTAACGCCGGATGAACTTAATGCAAAGGCGGAAAAAGCCCGCCAAGAGGCCGAAAACGCAGCAAAAAAAGCCGCATCCGATCAAGAGCGCAATCTAAAGGAGCTCACCAAGCAATTGCAAAAGCTCCGGGATGATGCATTGCAGGCCGAAGTAGATTCTATGAAGGAGGGCACGGCCAAGAAACTCGCGCAAATAGACCTTGACTACCAGAAACGCGCCCGTGCCATACAGGAGGCAGAGGAGCGCATCAGGGAGTTGCAAGGTGGGGAATTGACCAAGGGGCAGCAAGCCCAAATAAAAGCCTTGAACGATGCCAATAATGCCCAGCGTACTGAAGAACGGGCAAGCGTTTCTTCTATTTCGATAAGCCCCGAAGGGTTGGCATCTACAATCAATAAGAATATACAATCTTGGGACGAGTATTTGAAAGCGTATGGAACCTTCCGGGAAAAACTACAAGCTACAAAAGACATTTACGACCGTAAGATCGAAAATGCTGGCAGCATTGGAGAGCGGAAGGCACTTGAAGCCGAGCGAGATGCAGCAGTAGCAGAAATTGAAGTACAAGCCGGGCAATGGGTGCGAGAATTGACAGGCAAGACCATGGATGAATTATCCGCCCTGAAAGCAGAGCTGGAGGCATCGCTACAAGCACTGGAATCCGAATATAATGCCCTCGATTCATCAGATAGTGCCCAAGGACAGAAATTGCGCGGTGAGATCAATCAGACGCAAGCAAAAATTAATGCAGTAGATAAAGCTGCTTCGAGTACAAAATTAGCCCCCAAAGATAATGCGATCAAGAAATGGCAGCGATTAGAGAGGACACTCGGTGATATTGCAGATGGATTCGAGGGTATTGGTGATGCCGTTGGGGGCACTACTGGCGAAGTCATTAGTGCGGCGGGCGAAATTGCAACTAATGCAGCCAGTATGATTAGCAGCATTGTCACTCTTACTGAATCGTCGGCGGCAGCTATTACAACGACATCAACAACCGCCGCCAGTGCGATCAAAGCTGTTGAGCGAGCATCCGTTATTCTTGCTATTATTCAAGCGGTATTGACAATAGCAACTAAAATAGCCAGCCTATTTAATAATGATGATGAAAAACAAGCGGAAATAGACCGACTGCAAGGTAGAATTGAGCAACTGCAATGGGAATTGGATAATGCCAATGCAATTCGGCTCCAAGAAAATTCTTTTAATGCTATTCAGAAGGTAAAAGACGCTTATAATGATGCGACGAAAGCGATATTGAGCGCATACGGAAAACTAAGCCCCTTCGGGGAAGCCATCGTTAAGCGAATCAATGCGGCTAAAATAGAAGAAAAGGCAATCAAAAGTATAGCAGATGCCTATTCAAACCTTAAATATACAGACAGCAATCTTCTGGGGGAAAATAAGTTTAGTGATACCCGAGATAAACTTAACAATCTTGCAGAACAGCAGTTGTTGCTTCAAAAGCAGATTAATGCAGAGAACGACAAGAAAAAAACGGACAAATCAAAGATAAAAGAATGGGAACGTCAAATTCAAGAACTTGGAGAAGAAGCTGCTGAAGTAATAAATGAGGTTGTAGAAACTATTATCGGCGGCACGGCAGAAGATATTGCAAAAGAGCTTGGCGATGCCTTCATAGAAGCGTTTTTAGAAGGTGAGGACGCCGCTAAGGCCTGGGGTGAAAAGGTAGATGAAATTGTTGCTGACATCATGAAACAAATGTTAGTCAGCAAATTTGTTGAAGAACGTATCGGAGATATTTTTGACCAGTATAAATCCAAATGGTTCAAGGATGGAGTTTTTGTCGGGATTGACGGTGTGATTGATTCCATGGGAAACTTTGCTGACGATCTCAACAAAGTTGGTGATGAATTTCAAGCTATTTGGGACAGCCTTCCCGCTGAAACAAAAGAATTACTTGGGAATGCTGGCGCAGCTCGTCAGGAAGCCACGGAAAGAGGCTTTCAAACAATGTCGCAAGATACGGGTGATGAATTAAACGGTCGTTTCACCGACATTCAAGGCAAAGTAACCGACATCCGCGGCTATGTAATGGCGCAGACGCAATCAATAATCGGTCTTTTAACGTCTATGGCCAATATTGAAACAGCCATGTACGCAAGCGTACAGGTAAATAATGAGCTGCTCCGATATGCTGTGATGACCTACATGGAAATTGTGGAAATAAACGGCAATACAGCAGCCATGAGAGTTGCATTACAAGGCATCCAAGAAGATATTGCGGCGATTAAACGTAACACGAGTGAATTGTAACCATGAAGATTGAAAAAGACATATCAGACCTAAGCAAGTTCATCGACGGCATTCAAGGTGAGGTCGTGGATTTCATGGATGAGAAAGCTCGGGAGGCATTAATAAGACAGAAAGAAGCTCGGCTACTATCTGGCAAACGCGACTACCTAAACCACACATGGAACTTACGCAGCGCCCTTGGTTACGTAGTTACTTATGAAGGCAAAGAAAAACGGCGATTTATTGGCGACCAAAATCATCCAGATCCGACGGCGGCCATTGAAACCAATAAAGTACTCAACGAAGAAAATAAAGCCGGAACAAGCATTATTTTCGCAGATGGCATGTACTACGCCGGCTTTGTCAGCTCTAAAGGTTATGATGTGATAGATACAGCCGAATTATTTTTAGATAAAGCATTAAACGGAAGAAAATGAAAAGGGATTTACTCATAAACGGCTACGATGCCTATGCAATGGGTATCACAATGGGATCGGGTTTCATTGCAAGTCTGAGAGCACCGGCAAGCCTCAAAGATTTTGTAGAGAATGACGACCCCAAAAAGGACGGCAAGCAGGTAATTTACCCCGAAAAACCGAAAGTTGCCGCCCGCGATCTGACGCTTACATTCGTGATCTTCGGCGACACGCTTGCAGAGCATACGGCGAATTACAACAGTTTTATAGAACTACTAAAAAGAGGCAAAATAGACATTAGCGTACCTTTAATATCTGCGGATATTTACCATTTGACCTACATGGGCAATTCAGGCAGCTACATGATGTCCGCAGACCTTACCACCTCACAACTGACAGTAAAATTCAATGAACCCAACCCAGCAAACAGGGTCGCAGAAACAGAAAATATATGACAACCCAACACAATAAGAGTGTAGATGCCATACGGGCGATGGCACTACAAACGGGCGCTTGTAAAAAGATAAACCGCGTCCAAGACTTCCCCGAGCTAATCAAACTGATGTTTACCCCACAAGGGATCGAGTTCTGCCAAGACCACAACTTCCCCTCGGTCGAAGTGTTCAGAAAGAACCGAGACAGTTTAGAAAGGCTGGGAGTATATGTAGATGCGGGAAATATCGCGCTCAAAGGTAAAGAGTACGTATGTATCGTCGGAGATACAGATGCTACTATAGAAGCGGCAGGGACTAAATTCATCCATACGATAATCCTGATGCACGGCGCACGGGCCAAGATCACCGCCAAAGACTACGCCGTGCTCAATATCGTAAGAATCGGCGGCGAGTATTCAATAAAGAAAGACGGAACTGTGATTGTACTGTAAAACAAAGCCGGGAATAATCCCGGCTTATTCTAATTAGAGCGAATTCAGATGTATTCATTTCTTATAAAAAGTCTTATCGTTATTTTCAGCCAGCCCATATTTTCTCATTTTAAATGAATTATCTGATTCTATGGATATTATACGTTTATCTTCTCTCCCATTAATCTCACCACTTTCTGAATAGGAGTAAAACGAAATAATAGCGCCATCATAATCCACATTAACAGAATAATAGCAATTTTCTGCTATTTCTAATAAGTGGTCATTGAAATATGTAACAAGATAAGCCGTCCCATAAACAACAACTCGACCGTCAATTACAGAAACTTTTTCTTGGGCTGATGAGTAGGGGGTAAATGTTATTTCCTCCGTTTCGGTAGTATTAGTCGTAAAACTATACAGAGACCCAATAAATTTACCATTGAGAACCTGTAATATTTCTTTTTCTGCTGGTGATGGTGAATCACCATTTTCTTTATCGTCAGAACAACTGGTAAAGACAAATGGAATTATTAAAATAATTGAAATTAAAAATTTTCTCATAGCTTATTTCAGTTTTACTGCAAATCCAGAAGCAATATACCCATCTACTACTTCACCATATTTGGTTCCTCTAATAATAGGCGTTATATTGAAATTTAGAAGAGCATTTGCACCAAGAGATTTTGCCTCTTTAACTATTTCAGCCACCATATAATCATAGCTCGGTTTAAATACATTTTCTTCTTTCCATTTAGCCTCCTTATTAATATATCCATCTTTTACGCCTATTGTAAATTTAATACTAAGATCACCAACGGATTCATAAGTAAACCCAGAAGAACTTGGGGTGATAGTAAATCCATCAGCAGTATACTCTCTATAATCAGCCAAATAGGTTTTTTGCGAATACTTTTGGATGGCGCAACTGCTCAATACTACACATGCAGATAATAAAAGTAAAATTTTCTTCATATTAATAAAATTTAGTGAGTTAGTAAATCAAATTTACAATTTCAAATTGGAATATCCAAAAAAGCGAGGAGTGATTTTCGCCACCCCTCGCCTCATGTTTTAATGTTGCCTCTCCTTTGTCGCACGTTATGCGCGTATTTGTGCCAAATCACGGCCTATCTGCCGCAAGGCATCTAATATTTCCTCCGTGCGTTTCTCAGATGGTTTTTTGGTGCCGTAAATATATTTCGACAACAAACTTTTGTGAATACCTATCGTGCGGGCAATCTCCGACACATTCAACTGCGGGAATCGACGGAATACATCCCCTATCACATTATTTGTGTCCGGTTCATCCGTGGCGTAGAAACTCGACAGGTGTATATCTTCGTCGATCTCCTCCCAGCGGATGGCATCCCCAAACTTGTTTATTTTCCACGCCTCGCGCTGGTCGTCGGTAGCTTCTTTGAGTATGGGGAAATACTCCAGCGGGCGGCTGTATGTTTTGCCGTCATTAGTGGCTATGTATATTCGGCCACCCTCGAACCAAACTTTTGTAATCTTCGCCATAATCATAATGTTTTGTACTTTGCAGTTTATTCCTCTTCTCCGAAATACTCGTGCCACTTGGCGATGATCTCCGCCTCGTACAACTCGATCACTTCGAGCGCGCGGCGCATATCGTTCGCTTTTATCCCCCGGTTGTACTTTATTTCTCGTGTAGCGATTTCTACCTTTGCGTCGTTGTCGCCGTACTCGATATGAACATGTATTGGCAAATGTTCGTCAGAGTAGAAATAAAATCGCAATCCAAAAAGGTTTAAAATTGTAGGCATCGTTATTCGTTTTTATCTACTGCAAATATAAGTCCAAAAATTTAGACCCACAAATAAAAGCGTGAATATTTTACCGTTTGGTCTAATGACCATGCTGGACAAATAAAAAAACAAGGCAAATGCCTCGGTTGGAACATTTATTTTAAAGGGATGAATTTAATAGTTATCACCCCACCTGTCGGATATGTTTGGGGTAAATACACCTTGAATGTTGCGTCTTCTATTTTGTAATTATCTATATACACCAAATTATATACACCATTTATTACCTCCGCTTCAATTTGTTTGTATAAGTGCCCAAGATAGGTAGCACAAACAGCGAATGTTGATTTATCTCCTTTGTTTAATTTAATCCTTATTTCATATAAACTATCATTATCCCCAAACAAATACGCCACATTATCAACTAAATCATTTTCGCCATAATATATTAGTCCAAGATGAGTACCTTTTGATCTTTCTCTTGTTTCTTTTGTGGCTATATAATCTTGAGGCTTATAGAATTCGGTAATAGGAGGAATAAAGGTATTAAGCGTAGACTTTACTATCGTATTGTAGGTATTATCTCCAACAGTTACTTTTGCAAATCCTGCATGCTGTGCAGTAATAATGCCGTTATTAACAGTTGCTACAAAAATATTGTCTGAATTTCCGACTTTGTTTAAACCTGTATTATATTCTTTAGGTTTATCTGATACGGTTCCTTCTTTGACGTATATTTCAACATCATACTCATTGGGTGCATCAGGCTTGTTGGAGTTGTCTTCCCCTTTTGAGCACCCGACAAATGATAATGCGGCGATAGCCGCGCACAGCAGTAGAAGTTTTTTCATAATATAGAATAAGTGGGTTAACGATGCAAGTATAACGAAATTCCCCCCCCCGCCAAATTTTGAAAGTAAAATTTACTCCTGATGTAAAAAATAGTGCAAAATCCTTTGTGAATTAAAAATAATTTCCCATATTTGTAACGCTTACATAAACTCAAGAGTGCACAAGATGCACCATTATTGGTGCTTTTTTTGTGTCGGAAATTGAACATACGAACGGGTAACCCTGTGGCGTTGCTGTAATGGCGCGCCAACCTCTTGAGTAAAGATGTAAGCAGCAGGTAGTACCCGTTCGTTTTTTTGTTTTATTAAATGCTTACATCTATGAAAAAACAATCGCTTCCGGAAACGGATTATCAAACTCGCTGCATCGAAACCGAGCGAAAAGCGCAAGATTTCGAAAGCGCCTACTTCAAGGCCGAAGAGCGCTATTCCAACCTAATGGACGCCTATATCAAACTACAAGGTTACTATCTTGAATTGCTGGGCGCTGAAAAATCACCCCGCAACAAAATCAAAGAGATCGACCCGTTTATTCTGGTCAAGATGGGCCGCGGGATGAATATCGCTCAATGTAAATAGACCAACAGCTATGAACAATATACAAATCTTCAATAATGAACAGTTCGGGCGTGTACGGATTATTATGTCCGACGAAAACAAGCCGATGTTTCTTGCGAATGATGTAGCGAGATCATTAGGATATATGCGGACAGCGGATGCAATTTCAACACATTGTAAAGGGGTCGCCATTTTGCCGACCCCTACCGATGGCGGCATTCAAAGGGTGAAATACATCCCCGAATCCGACGTTTACCGTCTTGTCATGCGGTCGAAGCTCCCGCAGGCCGAACAGTTCCAGGACTGGGTATGCGATGAAGTTCTCCCCACGATTCGCAAGACTGGCGGATACATGTCGGCCAAAGAGACGGACACGCCCGAAATGATAATGGCACGTGCCGTGCTGGTAGCAAACGACACCATAGCGCGGCAGAAACAACAGTTGGAGCAGGCACACAAGCAGGTCGCAGCGCTCACCCCGAAAGCCGAACTAATGGATAAAGTACTGGACACAGACCAGAAGATCGACGTCGGGCAGGCGGCAAAGATTTTGAACCTTCCTTTTGGCCGCAACACGCTCTTTCAACGGCTTCGTGAACGCGGCATATTCTTCTGCAATCGCAATGAGCCTAAGCAAGAGTATATTAACCGTGGTTATTTCGAGTTAAAGGAGAAGTTAATAGATCGCAACAACCACGAATCGTTCACGGTTATAAAAGTCCTCGTGACGCAGAAAGGGTTGGATTTCCTCGCAAGACAATTCGAAGTAGTCCAAACGCCAAAGAAGATGGCACCGATAAAGTAACCCCCGTATACCACTATTTCCACACCACGTTGGGGGGCGCCTCGCAAAAATGCGGGGCGTTTTTTATGTGATTACACAAGCAATATAAATAGCAGGAAGTGCGTTTTCGCATATAAATTGGGTTATTGTAAAAAAATATTGCGTAATTTTGCAACGTGGCACATATTTTTATATATTTGTATAATATAAGGAGGTTCGGCTATGGCGACACCGGTTTTTAATTCTGAAAAATCTTTACAGGCTGTCCTGTATATTGCGAACAGGGTGGAGCGTAAAGATTTCCATAAAATTTTTAAAGTGCTCTACTTTGCAGATCGGGAGCACTTGATAAAGTATGGCCGTCCGATTACTGGTGACACCTATATTGCGATGAAAGACGGGCCGGTTCCGTCAAAGATTGATGATATATTCAAAGCTGTACGCGGAGATAGCTATTTTGCCAAGTATGCAGATATAGCGAAGTTTTCTGAATTATTCAGTGTCCACGATTGGTATTTTATTTTACCAAAAAAAGAAGCTAATTTATATTATCTTTCAAAGACAGACATTGCCGAACTTGATGATTCAATAGCCAAATATGGCTCAATGGCATGGGAAGAATTGCGTGAAAAATCGCATGATTACGCATGGCATGCCACTGCAAAAGATCGTCCGATTGCCGTTGCTGATATTATGCGAGAAGATGGGGCTGATGAAGAATTTATCAACCATGTTACTTCATTAATGGACTTCCAAAAGGCTTGTTTGTAATATGGATATTTCCCCATTGGCCCGTGCTGTTATAAAAAGAGGTACTATACTCCATTCTGATGAATTCGACTACGTTGATCATGGAAAGATGTTTGTTGTAATGGGAGAGGATGACACGCAATTATACGGCTTCTTTTTTATAAATTCCGACATAAATCCTAAAATTTGGAAAGACGAGAAAGCATTGAGTATGCAAATGCAACTCAAGAAGAGCAACTATCCTGATATACTCAAATACGATTCGTTTCTCGGCTGCCAATCCCTACTCCATATTTCGAAATCTGAACTTATAAATCAATTTTCGGACGGCAGAGCGCAATATATCGGTGATTTAGTAGAAGATGATATTAATATGGCGCTCGAAGCGGTTCGACGGTCTGATTTGTATTCTGACTACGAGAAAGATACATTCTTTAAATAAATTGTGATGGACATGGGTGTAGACGCCTAAAATAATGGATCATTTTGTTATAGACGTACGGGTCTATCCGTATAATGTGTAAATTGAAACATCTGTATAGAGCCCTAAATAGTTATTTTAGGGCTCAATTTTATTTTACGATTAATTTTAAGTCCCAGAATATATGTTCGGGCAGGGAGAAATCCCTGCTTTTTTATTGATATTTTTACAGCTCCCCATTGTTATTAAAATGCACAGTCACACATTTGCACAGAGGCTTGAGGAATCGCCGAGCCCTTGATGCAAATGATTATTTACTCTCCGACAGGAACAGAAATATTGGACGCGCCAGTCACCAAAGAGGCTATCATCAAATATGTCCTCATGGGAGACTACTATATCGAGCTGCCCTTTAATCTCCTTGAACCAACGACATTTGCTCGTGGTTCCTACATCACATATAAAGGCCGCAAGTTCGAGATTATGTCCACGGTGCGCCCGGAGTTCGACAATAAGACCGGCGGCTATAAATATACGCTCAAATTCGAGGCTCAGCAAAACCACATGAAGCGTTTCGTGTGCTTCTGGCTGGGTGGGGACAATCCCGAAGCCGTATTTCACAACACCACAGACCTCGAATCCTTCGCGGCGTTGATCGTCGCCAACATGAACAAGCAGCTCGGAGGCGAAAACTGGCAGGTAGGCACAATCACCGTTGACAATCCTAAAGCTACGAAGCTTGTATCGTTCAATGGCGATAAGTGCTGGGACATCCTCAATACGATTGCCGAGACCTTTGAGACGGAATGGTGGACAGAGGAAAACGGCGACCTCATATCGTTATGCTTTGGCAAACTGGACTTCGGATCTCCCGAAGAGTTCAGACAGGGGAATGTAGTGAAAAACATTCCCGCAAAGAAAGGGGATGATTCGAGCTACGGCACCCGGTTCTACGTCTTTGGCTCTACTCGCAATCTCACAAGCGACTATGGGCAAGCTCCGCAAGGAGGTGAAACGAATCATGTATCTGAAATTCGGCTTCGCCTGCCGGACGGACAGCGGTATATCGACGCAATACCCGGTATTTCGGGAAGCAACATTGTAGAGCAGGTCGTGTTCTTCGATGACATATACCCCAAGAATACGGAGACGGTCACCAGCATTGAGACCGTAGACCGGGCGTATGTCATGTACTGCAAAGACACGCCGTTCCGGCCTTCGGACATGATTAAAGGTGAAACCCTGGGCGCAACTTTTACGAGCGGCAGTCTTATGGGACGGGATTTTGAGCTAAGTATAAACTACAAACCAGAGACGTGGAAACCGGAGGATGGATTTGATAAGAAGTTCGAGATCATCGCGCAAGTAGAATCTTCCGGTGAAAGCCAGCTTATCATCCCCAACGAAAGCCTGCATCCCGAGCCTGGAGATACGTTTGTCATCACGGGCGTAAAACTACCTAAAGAAAGGATCGAGGAGGCTGAAAAGGAGCTTCTGAAGGCCGGAGAATCATATGCCGCGAAACACAGCAGCGACACGGACGTATACGACTGCGAAACCAATCCCGTATACTGTCAGGAAAACAAAAAGAATTACGATGCAGGACAGGCGGTTCGCCTTGTGGATCCACGCTTCGGAGAAAGCGGCCGCTTATCACGCATCCAGGGATACGAAAAGAAACTCTATAATGAGTATATCGCCACATATACGGTAGGCGACAATACGGCATATTCCCGTATCGGCAACATTGAATCGGAGGTGAAGGCAAACCTGTACGCACAGCGCATAGGCGTTACCGAATCGGGAGCTTCAATTTATCTTATCACCCGCTACGATTCCACTGCCGCCGCAGACTACAATGCCTATTCCGCCAAGCGTGCACTATGGGAATTCGCCAACAAACAGTTCCCGGACACATTCAAAGGTAAAATGACCTTTGACGACGGTGCCCAGTTCGGGGGGTTCGCATCCGGCATGACTGGCTTTGGCGGCATAATCGACAAGAAAGGGAACGCAGAGATGCAGAGCCTGAAACTTCGGGGATTCCTGGAGGTGCCGGAACTCCGCTACAACCGTGTCGAAATATCCATGGGCGATACGTGGTATGCTCCAAGTGCCGGGATCATCGAAAGCGTCGACACCACGGCCCAAACCATCACCCTCAAGCTCGAAGAAGGCGAAATCGGAAGTCCTCGGGTCGGGGATATATGCATGGGCATCTTCCACAATTTGAACACTTCGGAGAATGCAACCGCGGATTATGACGACGGACGTGGCAACAGGCGCTTTGCCGGGTTCGCCACCTGCTATTTCCGCATCACCGAGGAGCTGGACACTACAACTTACAAGACCTTCAAGTATCAACTACGCCCGGTATCGGGAGCTTACCCCACCCAATATCATCCGGCGGCGGCGATGACCTTCGTGGGCTATGGCTCCTTCTCGAATGAGGATCGGCAGACCTCCCGCTACGAAACCCGGACATACCAGCGTTATTTAACGGGAGTTTCCGATTGGGAGTTCACTGCGTCCAATATCGCCGCGCAATATGGCGACCTGTCAAACCTGTCCGTATTCGGGATAAACATGACGGGATATTCGGCATACCTGAACAACATCTATATGTCGGGCGTCATCCAGCAATTCACGCCTGGCGGCGAAGAGGTGCCCACGATCATAGACCGCGGAGTGTGGAGCGCCACGGAAACATACAACCGCAACGACGACGTATATTGGAACAACGGACATTGGCGCTGTCTGGTCGACGGCACCACGACAGAGCCCGACAAGGATGCCGAGGAGTGGGTATACTTAGGCGGATACGGGGTGCTCGAAACGGTCAGCATATTCAAAAAGTCCGAGAACGAACCGGCGAAACCTACGGAGCTTAAAATACCGCCCGAAGGCTGGACTGCGGAGACGCTCCCGATGTCGGATCAACGTCCTACATGGATGTGTACCGGCACCGTTGTCGACGGAGAGGTCAAATCATGGTCTGCCCCTCAGCGCGTATCGGGCGAACCGGGAAACTGGACATCCTATGTATTTAAAAATAGCGATACGGAGCCAGCAAAGCCGACATCCTCCGACCCCATTCCGTCCGGATGGAATGACGCGCCCACTGGTGTCGGTATATGGTGGATGTCCAAGGCTACGATAGACGCATCGACCGGAAAGGCCGGGGCGTGGTCGACGCCTATCCGCGTAACGGGCGAGGATGGGGAGCCGGGGCCGCATACTGACTTCAAATACGCCAAGAATAACAGCACCACCACGGCGCCGGCGCTGGTCAAAACGGATCGCACCCCCGCAGGTTGGAGCGACACCCCGCCGTCGCTCTCTTCGGGTGAATATCTGTGGATGACCCAGGCAGAAATAGACGCCAACAATAGTCTGTTGCACCCGACGGTAGGCTGGGCAACTCCGGTACGCATATCGGGAGAGCAGGGCCCTAAAGGTGATGACGGCGCCCCCGGCGAAGACGGCGCTCCCGGCAAGGATGGCTTGCAGGGTTGCATAATCCGCCTCACGGAATGGGCATCGGGAGTGGAATACCGCAATGACCTCGACCTTGTCTCCAATGGCCCCAGATACATAGACATAGTTACGATCTATGCGAACAACAAACAGCTGAAATTCCAGTGCAGCCAGACGCACACTTCGTCTGCTTCCAACAAACCGGCGGCGGGATCCGCGTCGGCATATTGGCAACAACTCAACGACATGGTGCCGATATATACGCCCCTGTTGTTCGCAGAGAATGCCGTCATCAACTTCCTGCAAGGTATGGAGTTCGTGGTGCACAACTCCAAGACAGACATTTCCGTGAATACTATCATCGCAGGGCTCGTGGGTGGCGATATTCCACTGTTCGTCGGGAACAGTACACCGTCGAATGCGCCGTTCAGGGTTGCTAAGGACGGGTCATTCGTGGCCACCAAAGCCGATATTACAGGGACTATCAACGCATCGAGCGGAACGATAGGCAACTTTACAATTGACGAAGGAGCATTAAAATCCACAGACAGCTTCGGTGATATGCTTCTATCTTCCAATCTGATTAAGTTTACAGGCAGTAAGACTAATCTTTATCTTGGAGTCGACACCTGGCCGGCATCAACGGGTGGTGCCCTCTATGGGCCTATAAGAGCAGAAGTAAGCCGCAGCGCAGCCGGCGGCACGGCAGGCAATTACGGAGTGTATATAAATGTCACCGGAGCAGCATTATCGGATGGAACCACTACCGCTGCACGTCAGTCCGGAAACCATGCCTTATATATCCCAGAGGGGTTCATAACGGGTTTCAGGCTGAGGAATGTGCGAACCTCTTCCAATAGAACCCTGACCGACATGGACAGCGTGGTGTTCAGTACGGCTACGAGAGAGATTACGCTGACTTTACCGTCTTCACCAAAACAAGGGCAGATTTATTTCATCCGAAAGGTCGGCAGCGGCAATGTCAAGTTGACGCGCGGGAATACCCAGCACAGGATATGCACCAATTCCAACTCTCAAAACAACACTGAAATTACCTTGGATTGGGGTAAGCTGTGGATCATATTGTGGGATCATATGAACAGTATGTGGACGGCCAACTGGTGCCAATATTAACACAAAAACAGGATATATGAAAACATTGAATTTAAAAGAGTTCAAACTGTTCACCGACATTTCCCGCGCCGGGCATATTGTCGTCGATGCAAGGAAAGAGTTTGCCAACGCCATATACATGGGCATGAACGGCATCGTAGCGCATGACCTGGCATTCCGCATCCTCCACAGCGAAGGCGGCATCGAAGTTTCCGACGAGGAGGAATTGATTATCGTTGATACCGCAAAGATGTGCAAGGCGGTCTTCTACGACAGTATCATGTCCGCTCTCAAAAAAGAATAAACGCTCGAAAGGAATATGAAACGCATCCGGATAGGCAAGGACATAGAGATACATTGGCCGATACTCACCAATGGGCAGCAGGTAGCACTCGAAGGGCGCGACCTGAGACTCTTCGTCCATTTGCCTTCGCATATGGACATTCCCGTCGATTTCACCACCGAAGGCAACACCGCGATTTTCACCATCAGCGGAGCAATGCAAAAATCCATCGGGGTGTACCGTCTCACCATGTGGGAGAATTTGCAGAAGAGAGGGCAAACGGCGGTCGACTACTGCAAGGCCTTCGAATTGGTTCCTACGACACTTTTGGAAGGTGGCGAAGACGAAAGCAACCTTACAACGGAAACTGTCAACCTTGAGGCGTCAAGCCTTGTTATCGGATTGCCCGGCGAGAGTGCTTACGAGGCATTCAAGAAATACAACCCGAATTCCGAACTTACGGAGGAAGAATATGCCGAAGCCCCTATCGACGCTGCAAACGCCGCGAACGAGGCGGCAAAAGCGGCAAATGACGCTGTAAATAAGGTCGGGAATATTGACAAACTCCTTGCCCAAAAGGTCGACAAGGAAGAAGGGAAAGGGCTTTCGACGAACGACTACACCGACCAGGAGAAGGAGAAGCTGGCCGGGCTCTCCAACTACGACGACACGGAGATAAGGAAGGAGTTGTCCGACAAGGCATCCAAGCAGGAACTGACGGAGGCTGCGGCGGGCGCACTGGCTGAAGCAAAGTCGTACACGGACACCAAGACAACAGAACTATGGAATAATGTCAGCGATGTGTTTGACGCCACGTCCGAGGAGCTCAACAGCAACATATCCGGCGGGGATGCGCAGACACTGACCGAGGCCAAAAACTATACGGACAAGGCGATCTCAGAAATTCCCACCCCGGACGTCAGCGGCCAGATCGAGCGGCACAACACCTCCCCCACGGCGCATCCCGACATCCGGGAGCTGCTCAACACCTGCGTAGGACTGCCGGAGTTCAACGACAAAACCTACGAGCTGACCTTCACGACAAAGGGCGGTGCCAAGTTCATCATCGACCTGCCTATCGAGATGATGGGGCTGCATTACAACGAGGATACCCAATCTATCGAGTTCGTAAATGCCGACGGCTCCATATCCTCCATCCCGGTTTCTGACTTCGTGAAAGTATATGTCGGCTCTATCGGTTCCGAGATACAGGTTACGGTCGAAGGCTCCGAAATCCGCGCCTCCCTGCTCAACAACACCGTATCCTGGGACAAGTTGACACTGGCATTGCAGGAGATGATCCAGGGCAAGGCCGACCGCACGGAGCTTCCCACGAAACTGTCCGAACTGGAAAATGATTCCGGATATGTGACTTCGGAAGAATTGAATACTGAATTAGGCTACAAAGACCACGTAGCCTACATCCTCAAGGACTTTACGAAGAGCTATTATAACAATACGGGCTCGGACATCACGGATCGGAGCATGGTCGTTACGCCTACGCAGTCAGGCGTGACGTCGAACTTCTCCCTGACCAGCCGCATCCCGGTCGCAGCTTCGGACTTTATTTTCGTGCGCATGAAGCTGCGCGTGGACAAAGAGTGCTCTTTGCGGATCATTACCTATTCGGACAATCTCGACCAGCGGGGCCGCTGGTTCGTCCTCAAGGCAGACCGCACCTACGAAATCTACTACCGCGGCAAGGCGGCGTCGGTAGCGGGAGGGCTGAATGTGGGCACCAGCATATCCGCAGCCACCAATATCGGCCAGAAGGTCACCATCGAGGATTTGATCGTCACGCTCAATAACTATGACGCATGGTGCGATGCCGAGAGCCGGGCCACGCTGAAAAACTTCGACACGGACTCCTTCACCGTGGACGAGGGCGGGACGGGGCATTTCTTCTCGGTCGCGCAGGCGTGCGACTTCGCAAGGGACGCCTTCGATGTCGTGAACAACGCGGTTACGGTGTTTATCCGCAACGGCCTTTACGATCACGAGGCCCCGAAGAATGTGGCGATGGGTTACCCGTATGCGATCATCAACAAGGGGGCGAACCGCATATCGCTTATCGGCGAGAGCCGCGACGGCGTCATCGTCTCGTATGAGAACAACTCCGTGAACCGCGCCAAGATCATCGAGGCGGGCGGCGAATGCACCATCGCCAACATGACCGTCAACTGCCTGAACGACGAGAGTTATACGGACGCCAGCGCCGGCGGTCACCAAGCCTGCTACTGCATACATATCGATTCGGTCTTTGCCGCATCTGAGCGATATTTCACGACGGTACGGAACTGCAAACTCTTCAGTACGTGCCATTCACCCGTCGGCGCGGGCCTTGCCGACAACCAGACCATTCGGTTAGACGGCTGCGAGTGCGTCAGCGACACGCACGTAGGCACTTCGACGGGCGCGGCCACCATCCACGCAAGCACCGATGCTGCGGCGAAAAATATGGCCGTCGAGATCATCGGCTGCCGCCTGCTGTCGCTCGACGGAACCAAATCGCTCTACATGCCCGACGTGGAGGGCGGCGCTCCCTTCACACAGGTCGACGTCACGCTGCTGGGCAACACCTACTACACGACGGGGCCGGAGATCACCGATGCCGACTTCTTGTCCAGGCACAAGCTCACGCCGTGGTCGGATGCTTCGTTCAGCGAAATTTCGGTTATCGCGCACTCGGACTGCACGCTCGAAGCGCGCGTGACGCACCTCGAAGGGCTACTCGTGGGAGTGCTCTCGGGCAAAGTGCTGATCCCGGAATTGCAGGTGAAGAAGCTGGGCGTCTGGGGCGACAACAACCTCGTCGTCACGGGCGAGGGTGCGCCGACGAAAGCCCCCGACCGCGCGGGGCAGTTCTATGTCGATACGAAGAACAACGCGGTCTACCACTCCGTGGGTAACGGCGCGGTGTCGGACTGGAAGAACGCTTAAACTACATACAACATGTCACAAGTCAACAAATACGCCGACAAGGCGGGTTACACGGCCGACAAGAACCGCAAGGACACGCAGTCGGCGGTGTCATACATCGAGAATGACGGAGCGCTCATCTACGACGGCGTGAACGTCGTAGTGGACAAGCCGGCCGCCGGGGTGGGCGACCTCGCGGTCTTCGACAAGACCACGGGGACTATCCGCTTCGTCAAGGGTGCGACGCTTGTTGCAGAGCAGCTGCCGCCGCAGCTTGTCCCCGTGGCCGTGGTCTATGCCCGGCAGGGCGGGCGGGTGCTGATCGTGTCGCTTCGCAATGCGGCAAGCAGCGTTTACTGGGCGTACTCTTACGAGGTCGCCCTATCTGGCTTCGAACTGTCTACGGGGGGAACCTTCACGCTTCGTATCTATAATACCGACCACGCATTCACTTATGCCCCGGGTGCGACGCTCGCGGATATCGCCGCGCAGATCAATGCGGACGAAAAAATCAGAACCACTTATGGCTGGACAGCCTCTGCCGATGAAGCAGGGGGACGAATTGTCATGTCGACAAACACGTGGTCGCCCAATTATGTGCTTATCGACGTTACGAATGGCTGCCAAATCACCTATCCTCGGGAGAACGTGAGCTATCAGACAACACTCACGGGGATACTTATCAAAGGAACCAGAGAAGAAATTCGCCGCAAGAATGGTGTGAGTTCAAATATGGCAGGTGGTGTCCTCGACCAGTTCGCGGAATATTATTCGGAGAGAGGCCAGGCAGCCACAGGACAAAAGCCGGGAAGCGGCATAGTCATTCGGGAGAGCGTTTTCACCGAGGCCGACAACCCCGATCTGGTTGCCGTGTATCCCACCTACAAGGACTACCTGTTCGCCGAGCACATGGTACAATATCCTACGGCGTTCGGGACGATGTTGCAGGATGGCAAGATCAACACGAACCTGATCGGACGGCTTACCTTCGAGGACATTTATGGTAAGACACAGTACCGCTACCCAGCCGCTGCGGCCGCTCTCGACTTCGGCATCACCGTGGAAGGGATGACGACGGGACTGGAGGCGGGTGCATGGTGGCTGCCGTCGTCGGAAGAGGTCTACCTGCTGATGCACGACAGGGTGCGTTTCGTCGCTGACGTGGAGAAAGACCCCGTAAACCGTACCCTCTTACGCTTGAAAGCTACCATGTGCTATGGTTATAATTATCGTGTCCATACTCCATGCGAGATGCAGGAGAGTTACATCTACATTTATAGCGGAGGGAACGGCACTCTGGGCTATACAGGCAAGTGCTATAAATTCGCTGCCCGCCCGGTCTGCGCCTTATAATTATCTGAACCATGGAAACACAACGACAGATCGACATCCTCGAATCACGGCAGCTCGAATTACGGGCGGTCATGGCCAAATCCGACGACAGGGCGGCCAAATGCATCAAGTCCGGCCTTGACTTCCGGGCTACCTATCCCCTGGATTATGAGGAGTACGAAGCGGCCAACGCGGAGTACAACGCGAACGAAAAGACCCTTGCGGAGCTGAGGGCCCGGCGTGCCGAAGAGCTGGCCGCCGAAGAAACGGTTATGGACTTTCAAAATATTGAGCAATGAAGATGTATATGACCAACAAGCCCAACGGCGAGCCGTTCTATCCCGTAACCGTAGCCGAAGCCGTGCTTGTTTCCGAAGGGGAAACTTTAGCCGCGGTGCTGCAACGGCTTGAACAGAGGATCGCAGAATTGGAGAAGTCGGAAGCGGCGCCCGAGGCGCAGGCAGACGTGCTGACCGAACAATAGAATATATCCTATGGAGGAATTGTGGAGGTTTATAGAAAGGTTATGCGAGAAAGTATGGCAGGTGTCGATAGGCGCCCTGGTGTACATGTTTAACGCCATAGCCCCGATACACGACATACTGACGGCCTGCATGATTATATTCGCCGCGAACTTTTTCACGGGCCTGTTCGCCGGCGTGCTCGTGCAGCACGAAGGATTCATATTCCGCAAGGCTTTCAAGTGCATATCCGAGGCTGCGGTAATATCGGGACTGATGGCCATGATACTGCTCGTCGGGGACAACATCGACAACCACGACGGGGCGATGTCGGCGATCTCGCTCGCAGTATATGCCCTGATATATTTCTACGGGGTCAACATCCTCAAGAACCTGAACCGCATATTCCCGAAGAACCGATACATCGACTTCCTGTACTATGTGCTCTCGTTCGAGATGATTAAAAAGATTCCCTATTTGGAAAACTACAAACAAAAACAAAAGGACAAATGAAAAAGAAATGGATCGTATGGAGCATCGTTGCGGCCGTGGCCGTAGTGCTCGGAATCGTATTCCCGCGTTACATCCTCGTGGGGGTTGTTTGTGCTATGGCCGGATGGGTCGGGCATATCCTGTACACTAAACGTTTTGCCTGATGAAGCATTTTACAATGGCGGAGCTTACGCGCTCGGCCACGGCCCGTGCAAAGGGCCTGGACAATACCCCGACGGCGGAACACCGCTCCAATATCGAAATGTCCGTCGCGCAGCTGCTCGACCCGCTGCGGGAGGCGTGGGCGGTGAAATGCGCCAATGAGCAGTGGAGCACGCCTGCAATCCGGGTTTCGTCCGGTTACCGCGGCTTCGCGCTCAACAAGGCCGTCGGGGGCTCTGTGACCTCGGCGCATTGCGTCGGCTTCGCGTTCGACCTGGTGCCGTGCAACGGCCGTATGGCCGACTTCAAGCGCTTTTGCCGTACGTGGCTCAGGGGCCGCGCCTTCGACCAGATGATCTCGGAGGACGAGGATGCCGCCGGCACGCCCCGTTGGGTGCATATAGGCTACAAGAACCGCCAGGGTGGCCAGCGGCGGCAGCTGTTGACCATGCGTGCGGGCAAATATATCCCCATGACGGCATGAAACGCTTGATCCTCTACCTGCTCGCCGCCCTTGCTGCCGGAGCGCTGCTCTTCGGCTGGGGCTACCGCCGGGGCGCCGCGTCGGTGGTTGTCGAAGAAATAACGCGCATCGACACGGTGTTCTATCCGCGGCCGGAACCGCTGCCCGGCACGTACCGCCTGGCCGACATCTCGGTGCCGGTGCTGCTCTTCGCGCCGCCCGACACGGTGACGGAGACCGTCGTTGTGAAAGTCGGGGCAGACAGCGTGCAGATGAAGGTGGCGATGGAAACGCGCCCCTACTCGGACAGCACCTACCGGGCACAGGTCAGCGGGCCCCGGATCGGCAACCTTCGGCCGACGCTCGACTGGATAGAAACATACGACCGCACGACTATCCGACAGCAGGTAGTCACCCGGCGCAGCCGCTTCGCCCTGACGGCCGGGGTCGGAGCGGCGTACACACCGCAAGGGTTCCAGCCTACGGTCGGCGTAGGAGTAGGTATTATTTTATGGCAATTCTGACAGGTATGAAGATAATTTATAACGACATCATCCCCTTCAAGTGATACAAGGCTATCAATCTGTTCGGGATCGTATTTGCCCGCAAGTCCGCCCGCCCGTTGTCGGATAAAAATAAAAACCACGAAGCGATACACACCGCACAGATGAGAGAACTGTTATATGTGCCCTTCTACATCGTCTACCTATTGGATTGGGTATTTCACGGCTTCAAGTACCGAAGGATAACTTTCGAACAGGAAGCATATGCCCATGAAGATAACCCTGAATACCTTGAAATACGAAAACACTACGCGCAATGGAAGAGCTGATTTACATATACTGGGATGACTTCCCATCGGTTGTAACCGAATAACGGGCCTTGGGGTACGGGCATAAAAAAGTCCCCAACGCTTTCCCGCATATACCACTATACGATTGTGCCAACGCACCACATTGAGGACTTATTCCTTGAATCGGTGTGTTGGCTTTTTGTATAGTGGTATAACAAATTTATAATAAAAAATCGGGAAAGCATATGCGTAAATCGGAGCTTTTTGCACAAATACTCGAATGTGTTGCATTTGAAACTGAAATAGCCAAAGAACAAATCCTTTCGAAGGATAAATTTCAAGATGTGGTCGATGCACGTTACATGCTCGTGCACTTCTGCCATAAAAACGGCATGTACATCACCGACATCGCCCGGATGATGCGCTTCTCCCGCCGGGCCATAGAGAAGATGGTCGCCGGGTTCGATGAACGCAAGCGATACAGCCACCCTATATTCGAAATACAGTGCGAACTTATTGCGAAGAAGTTGCCTCCCATCTGCGCCCCAATGAATTGATATGCCTGCCGCCCGCAGCCACCTTTGCAATGTTGCAACAGGTGAACGCCCGGCCTTGACAGGGGCGGCAATCATTCAATAATTATTAAAAATGGGTTCGGATAAAACTTATATTTTCGATGGAGGCGGCTCGGGTGGCGGCCTTGACATCGCGGCTCTCGTCTCGTCAATGATGGGCAACAAGGGCATGGATCCCAACCTCGTAGCGGCACTCATGAACGGTAACAACAACCGTGGTGCATGGGGCGGTGACGGGTGCTGGTGGATCTGGATCATCCTGCTGTTCTTCTGCTGGGGCGGCTTTGGTGGCAACGGCTTCGGCGGTAACAACGCCAATGGCCTTCCTGCGCAGCTCAACGGTGACGCCGGACGGGAACTTCTTATGAACGCAATCCAAGGGAACGGCGCAGCCATCAATCAGCTGGCATCGTCGCTCAACTGCTCTACGCAGCAGATTCAGAACACGCTGTGCAACATCCAGGGCACCCTCGGCATGTCAAGCCAGCAGATCATCAACGCTGTACAGTCGATGGGATGCCAAATCGGCAACCAGATCGCCGCGTGCTGCTGCGATATGAAGCAGGCCATCAATGGCGTCAATGTGGGCATGGAGCGCGGATTCAGTAGCGTTGCCTATGAAACACAACGTCAGACCTGTGATTTACAAAACACAATTCGCGAAACTTCTCAAAGCGGGACTACAGCGATAATTTCCAAACTGGATCAAATGCAGGCAGCTGCATTGCAGGATAAAATTGATGCCCTGCGCGAAAAGAACAGCACGCTGACCACGCAGCTCAACCTCGAACACCAAAACGCCTACATGGCCGGTGTTGTAGGACAGGCTGTAGCACCCGTGAACGCCGCTGTAGCGGCTTTGCAGAATGACGTGAATAGCATCAAGTGCAAGCTGCCCGAAACGGCTACCGTGCCCTATTCGCCTATTGTCGGTGTGCCTACGTGTATTGCCGCACAATATGGTCTCGGATATGGTGCAGGGTTTGGCTTTGGGGGGAGCGGCGGATTTTGGGGATAATGCTATTATTCGCCGATAGGTGAAATGTTCTTTGACTTACTGATAAGAGGCTTCCCAATCCGAAAGCCAGCGCCAATGAAATCCTTTCAATGTGCGAGTTGGTTTTCGAATGCATTCATATATTCCTCCGATGTGAAATCCGTGTAATTGATGGGCTTCGGATGCTGTTTTATATTTTGCAACCAATATTCCATTTTTAATCTGGACAATTGGCTTTCTGTTTTTCTTGTTGGGTATTCTTCGTGCTTTTGCTGCACACTCTCTTGTGACAGGGTTAAGCATGTTCATTGAACGAGTACACCAACGAAGATTACGTGCCACATTGTTCGTCCGGTTCCCATCTATATGGTCTACATATGCATAGTTATTAGGATTGGGGATGAACGCTTTAGCAACAAGCCTATGGACTAATTCAGTCTTATCTACTCCGTGTAGGGATGTAAGTCTAACTCTCAAATATCCTCCCCGATTTGGGCGAGGAGTTAATATGCGAGGTTTAGTCGTCCAACTATTGTTATTACCTCCGCTCACGCGATGGGATAGCGATGAAACCCTACCATAATCAGATACCGCGAAATAGCCGAGCGTACCATCAATAATACGCCATTCTTCTCCTTCGAGAGCAACACTCTCTATGAATTCCCGATTTGTCATTGCCAAACAATTTAGTGGTGCCAAACGAGAAAAAGAGGGAAGGACGTTTGGCAAGCCCTTATCAGTTGGTCATGACTCCAACCTATCCCGATGTAAAATTAGTTATAATAACTTAAAATACAAAAATATGGCAGTATTCCCATTTCAGTATGTTAACCGCAGAGGCATACCGGTACTAAAAACTACAGGCGTGACAGTGGAGACCACAGGGGTTGTGTTTTCCTTTCCCAACCACGCATTTGCAAATTCGTGGTACCGGGGACTCGTGCTGGTTGAGTTGGTACAGGAAATCCCTGCCGGCACAACGGGAACACTTCCCGTGCTGTTTGAAACCAACGGGCAAAATAAGAATCTGACGACGTACAACGGAGCAAATGTTACAGTATCGGATATTCCGGGGTCAGGGGTATACCAGATATGGTATGACAAGCAGACCGATACTTTGCAATTGATGACCGGTGCCGTCTGAATTAAAAAAACAATTAACCGAAAGACGGGGAGGAGGGCTCCTTCTCCCCTATCTTTCACAAATCATTAACCAAGATGTTTCAGAACTTGAGAAAAGGCTCCTTAGTCTACGTTTTCGACAACAGGGAACAGCCTAAGTTTTATACAGCCAACGTAAAAGACGTATCGGCACCGTATTTCCCGCCCCAAAAGCCCGGGCAATTCTCGCCGATGCCGCAATTCATCAACATCTCGATAGAGGGCAACGAGCCCTGGGGCGTCCCTATGCAAGCGGACATCGTTTCAAAAGACGGACTTACCGTAGCGACGACACGGGAAGTGTTGAAGCCGACCATCATGGAGGCACAGCAGGCAAGCCGTGACATCGTGGAATCATTCGACAGGCACAAAGCCAACCTGAAGGTCTACGATGAGATCCTGATGCAGCTCGATCCCGAAGCTGCGCGTTCAAAGGAGCTCGAAGCCGAAAACCGGGAGTTGCGGAAGATGCTCGCTGACATGAACGAACGGCTGAGCCAGATACCGACGGCGGAAGAACTGAGGAGCCTTGTCAAGTCTGAACCACCTGCAAAAACAAAGTAACTATGGGTTGGAGAATCATAGGTGAAGGCCGTGGCGGCTTCGGCGGCCACGAAGAGGAGATGGAGCGAGAGCTCCGACGCGCCTACGAAGAAGGCTTTGAAGAAGGCCGGCGTGAAGGCCGTGGCGGATACGGTGAGCGTGGCGGCTACGGACAAGGTGGCGGCTACGGCGAACGTGGCGAGTATGACCGCGGCGGGTATGAGTATGACGACGCCTACGGCGAACGCCGTGGCGTAAGGGGTACAGGCCCCTATTCGCGGTATCGCAGGCGGTAAACCGGAGGGAGGGGGCCGCAGTGCCCTCTCCTATTTTAAATCGAAAAATATGGACAGGTTAGATACACATGAAAACTTCCCGGCAGGGTTCCGGGAATATCTCGAAAATTACGGTTGGCACTTTTCAAAGAAGATGTGCGAATTCGCCGTTTCCCGCATGAAGGACAGGAACGGCAAGAAGATCGAGCCCTATTCTAAGGATAAGGTGGATGCGCTGCTCAAGCAGTACGGCATCGAACTCAAAAAGGACAAGGGCTATGATTGCGTGTACGTCTGCAACATGGCATTGGCGGACTATTTCGGGTCGTCGATACCCAATCCACAATACCTGGCGATGTTCATACGTGACTATATCGACGATGAAGACGGATACGACGGCTTGCCATTTACACGTTACTATGCCGATACCATCGGCTCGGGAACACCCATCCTGTGGGAAGAGATGATGTAGCCATGGAAGAATATCCCCAGATCAGCGAATTCACAAACGACAACGACGAAATCGATGAAAAATATCGCAACGCTCGTCCGTAACCTGCCTGCCGACAAGTACCAGGAACTAGCCGGGGCGGTGAACGACGTATTCGAGAACAAGCGCTTCAACCGGGCACAACGCAGAAGGCTGGCGCGAAACTGGCGCAAGTACGGAAAAAGGGAGGAAAAATGAAGATTCGGGACTTGAGTATTCACAAGTATGGTTGGACGTTGCGCATATATTATGCCGTGACGTGCTACTATACGGGCGAAATACTCAAGTCCCTTACCGACATCGGATGCCCCGATACGGTTCTTCATCGCGTACAGGGGAATATGGAAAAGTGTGAAATGGATACGGGATTCACCTACTCCAACAAGGAGCATCGGCAAAGTGTCATCGTAATAGGGATGCACTCCTCGCCGTGGGAATTTCTCAACAGCTTTGAGCACGAACTGCGGCACCTCGTAGACGATATAGCCCTTACTCTCGGCCTGCCGATGGCCGGGGAAGAGGTAGCATACCTTACTGGCGAAATAAACCAGGCGCTATGGGAAGATGTGCACCAATTCACCTGTTGTAAATGTAATGGACATGGAAAAAGATGACACCCAATACTGGATGGCGATGCTCGAAGTGAGCGAATGCTGCGCACCCATATTCGCTGCCGTCGTATGCGAGTTGATGAATACGATGTAGTTATATTTCCGGGATTAAATCAACGGCTTCACGCTTCTTTTCGTCAATGATTTTTGCGTATATCTGAGTTGTTTGGATATTAGTATGACCGAGCAACTTAGATACAGTGTATATATCTGTCTTATAAGTTATTAGCAATGTTGCAAAAGTGTGACGCGACACATGATAAGTCACATGTTTTTTTATGCCCGCTTTTTTAGCCCATTTATCTAAATATTTCTCAATCACCCATACCATTGGGAGAGAAAATATAATCCCGGTCTCACATTCTGTTTGAGGCAACTGATTTAAGGCATTTGCAGAAAGGGGCACCCAAATTGGCGTGCCTGTTTTTTGCTGTATTACGCGCACTTGCCTTTTATCGTCATCTATCCATTCAATATCTTCCCATCTTAATTTCTGAATGTCCGACAAGCGCAACCCACAAAAGCAACTGAATAAGAATGCCCTTTTAACCATATCATATTCGCAGGGCGTGTTAATCAACTTTTTGATTTCCTCCATCACAAGAAACGTGCGCGGTTTATTTTCGGCTTCTGGACGGTCTTCTGCCGATATGGAATCAGCAGGATTTTTTTCGATAACCCCCTCTTTGACAGCCCTATTCAAAGCTGTAGATAATACTTGAAAATACAGCGCCCTGGTTGCGCCAGTTAATAACTTTCCTCCACGCCCTCGGACTTTGTTAAGGTATTCAATATACCCCTGCAAATATTGCTTGTCAACCTGTTTGAATGTAATTTTGTTCCCAGAGTATGCCACCAGATGATTTATTGAATTCTTGATGCTCTGAGCATACATCCTCCCTCCCTTTTCCAGGTATCGTGCCGATTCGGATTGCAGATAATCAATAAAACGTAACTTAACCTGCGCCTTTGAATTAGAAAAACCATGAGAGCGATTCTGCATTTCAACGATTTTTTCAGATTTTATAGCATTCGCCAAGCTAAGCGTCTCTTTATTTTTTATCCTATCAGCATTCGAGTGTTCTGGGATAAGATATAAATGTAAAAAATCATAAACACGATGCCCAGACTGGTAAATGTCAAGATATAAAGAAATATTCCCATTCTTTAATAGTTTGCGTCTTAATTTGACTGGCTCTTTAATCTTTGCAGTAGTCAT